AGCAGCAGCAGTTGCGTTGGTTGCCAGAGCAGCCTTAACGAGCATACGTGCTACGTTACGGTCAGCTTCGTTAGCCAATGCGATACCAGCTTCTTTAGAGTAGATGCTACGTACATCGTAGTGGTTGATTGCTTCGTCAATGTTAGCAATGAACTGGCTTGAGATAAGCAAGTCATCAATCGTGACGATACGCTCACCTGCACGAATAGAACCACCAGTAATTTCGTTTCCGGGGGTCAGGTATTCAGCAGTTGCACGGCCTGTCATTGGGAATGATGCAGACTTACCTTTGGAAATTGTGCGAGTACGCACCTTATCCATAATTACTTTCTTTTCCTCAAAGGCGGTAAGGACTTCCCCAGCATACAGCTTTAGGAATAGGTCACGTACGTCACCTGAGAGGTTATTCTGACCCTGAAAGCTTACGCTGTAAGCAGGGTTTGAAGCAGCTTGTGCCATTTTAAATTACCTCTTAGTAATGTTAATGTTGAGTTGTAGTTACACTCTGCATTACATTACATCCTTTCTCCAAGATTGTCCCTCGCAAGGGGTCAGGGGTAATCGTTTGTATGTGTGCTTTCGTGTATAGGGCGTCCCCTATTAAATACACCCACGTTAGGTGTACTTAAAAGGAGAGGGGAGCAAGCCCCCCAATCCCATGCAACAATTTAGAACAGACTAGACTTAGCCAACTTATCAGCTATGCTTTGCCTGTAGGCAGGGTCTTTAGCGTATCTAGGGTCACTCATAGCAGCAGTAAGTTCCGCTGTACTTTCAAAACGCCCACCTGAGGATACAGCACCTGTGCCACCTTGCATCAGTGTCGGCTCTGCCTCAGAACGATAACGTGCTTTAAGACCTTGTACAGCTAACCTAATCATATTAGGATCGCCGCTTTCCATTGTTACATTGTAGGCATTAACCTCATTATCTGGAAGGTTATCTGCTGCCCACTGAACCATTTGTGCGTATTGTTCTCCACCACCAGCAACATCATACATCTGTTCGGTCATTTGTGCAGCTAGTGCATCCTGACCTGCAACCCATGAATCAACCATGCTGCGTGGGAAGCCAGCCTCTTGCAAGGCGTCATACGCTTCTTCTGATAATCCACCATTCTCTGCGTACTCCTGTTGGAATACATCAAAGTCTAGTCCTTTATCATCTAGTAGTTGTGCCACATCTGAGGCACTTTCTTCACCAGAGACTTCTACTTCTTCTGTAGTCTCTTCTTCTTGCTGTGGTTGACCAAGCTTGCTCTCTAATGCTGAGTAAGCTTTAGCCATATCTTCCACAGACTTAAACTTTTCAGGCAACCAGTCAGGACGTTCTTCAGTCTCTGTACGCTCTTTGTCGAGCATAGCCTGAACATGTTCCTGTGATTCTGGTGTTTCTTCTTGATAAGTATTTAAGGCATCTGCCATCTGTTACTCCGATTCTACTACGCCTTTAGCTACTTGTGGTGCTGCTGCTTGCATTGCACCCATAGCTGCTTGCTGTTCCATCTGTTGTTGCATCATCATTTGTTGTTGCATCATCTCTTGTTGTTTCTGCTCTGGCGATTTAATCAGGCCAGATGTATCAATACCAAGTGATGCAGCCAAACGGTCTATGTAGTCACCTAGGTTCATCTCACTAGCAATAACTTCTTGACCCAAGGGCTGTAAGTATTGCAGAAATGCTGCTAGTTTATTCAAGTCTTGCCCACGCCCAAGTGCTTCGATACCTGTAACGACAGTGGGTTTAACACTATCCTTAGGCATACGAGGCATCTTGCCCTGCTTAGTCAATGATTCAAGTAGCAGGTTGATGAGTGGTAGTTGGAACTCTTGGGACAGGATGGAGTATACACCACCCAAGGCAGTCTCAAGTTCCTGTGCCATGTACCTAATCTCTTCGGCAGTCACACGTTCTGCTGGACGCTGAATGGAAGAGTTAAGTAGAAACGCAGCAGCCAGTCGCTCGTTAATCATACGCATAGTCTCAAGGGCTACACGGAAATCGCTGGACTTCTGCACTTGTAGTGTTGATACATCGTTAGCATCACCTGTTAGGAACGCACCGTTTGCTGCTTTCGCAAGGTTCGCTGACTTAGTGCTACCGTTAGGACGTACCAAGAATAATACCTTAGATGATGCAGCACTACCCTGCACAATAGCTTGGGTCAATGCCTCTAGTGAACGCAAGTCACCGATGTATTCTTCGATGAAACCACGCCCATAATCTTCACCATCAATACGGATAAAACGTAATGGGATAAATGGGTTCTGGTCTTCTTTGAATGTACCACGTGAATTAGGTACTTCGATACCAGCTACCTCTTGATGCACCTCAAAGCCTTTTTCTGTACGCTTGAGACATGTGTACAGGTCATAGTTTTTCTTTGGTGAATCTGATGGGGGTATCATATCCTTGACTGCATCAGGCAGCATCAACGCTGCAACGCTTTCCTTGGTAATAATCTCTAGGATACTACCCATAGCATCACGCTTGGTAGTGTAGCGGTCAGGTCTATATACTTTCATACCGCCCTGTTTAGGCATGTATACCAAAGCATTGCCTGTCACAATAAGCAACTTTAGTGCCTCAAAGACAGGCACACGTATGGCTTTGCTTTCAATCTCCTGCATAGCTGCACGTTCAATACGTGCTAGACCTTCTTCTACTTGACCACGATTATCACCAGCAATAGTTTGCAAGTCAAAGTCGTCAATGGTCAGGCGAAAGAAAGGGCTGTTGGGTGGCAAGAGTGCCATCAATAATTTGGATGCAAGGTTATTTACACCCCTTGCCCCAATGCCTTGATACGGTGTAGCATATACAGATGAACTGCTATGCCCTTCGTCTGGCAAAAGAGTAGGGATAGTCAGCCTTGCTGCTTCACGCCCACGTTCTAGGAACGTATCACGCTCACTTTCTAATTGACTGTAGCGTTTAGCTACTGTTCCTACTTCTTGTTCCATTAGTTATTCCTTACGAAGTTGGAATGTTAAGGCCACTAGAACCCTCACCGCCTACGTTAGCAGCAGCAGGGCTGAGTGTCAGGGCTTTCTTGCCCTTCTTTTTCTTCTGCATCATACCTGAATCAGTTTCGATTTCTGAAACTTCTGTATCTTCTGTACCTTTGGCTGCTGCTGTAGTGGTTACGTCAGCAGGGGCTGATGCTTTATAAACTTTTTTATCATCGCCTTTTCCTGTTACTTTTCTAATTGCGCCGCCCATTACATACCCCCCGCTTTAGGAATCTGTAGACCAGCACCAGTGCTACCTGTCTGTGTAGCAGTGTCAGTGAGTGGTGTCTTCAGTGCTTTCTTACCCTTCTTCTTCTTGGTAAGCTGCTCTGATTCCAAATCTGTTTCATCTAACTCAATGTCTGGTGTCTTGGTTACTGCTGTCACAGGACGCGCAGGTGTTGGCATAACTGGTGGGGGTTTTGGCCCACTAAAAATTCCACCCATGGTATCATTCCTCAAAATCTGTGTGTTGTAATTCTATTAACTTGTCGATGACTGATTGTTGCCCCTGAAGAAAGCTTAGTTCCTCAGGGGTAACGTGTCCAAGCGGCAGTTTGTTAGGATACAACTCTCTAAGGTGGTTAAGTAATCCATCTGTGATGTTAAAATCGTTGCCTAATACTTTCATGGAAAACAAACTTTCGCTAATGTTGTAACTTTAGATGTCTACCAACTCACATGCACCTGCTGTACAGGCTAATGTTTGGCTACCAGAAGTAGTATCTTCCTTTTCATACAGGGATAAAGCAGTCCAGTCAATAGCTTCAGGCATCTGCTTTTTAAATTCCTCGTACTGTTCCTTATCAATCTCTTGATAGGGGGCTTGAGCATACGTGTGGTCACTGTGTGGTAAGAACGATATACCTGAACATATGTCAAAGTTCTCGTAGACCCATGCACCTACTGCCATCCACTCTGCATCCTTAACTGTAATAGTTACTGATGGTTTGTGTTCACACCAGTTGAGTGCATAGTTCTTCCACAGTTCTAACTGTTGTAGTGCAGTCATATCGTTACGAGTAACAGCACCAGATGGTGACTTAGTAGGAAAGCTAAACACTGTAGTAGAATCAGGCTTCATCACACACGGTTCAGCAGGGATACCACTGTCCTTCATAAACTGTGTTAGTGGGTCTTTGTTATCGCCACGTACAGTGCGGATGTAGTACTCGCTGTGTCGTGCATGAATACCTGAGGCTGTATCCGTTAACTGTGATACAGTACCTGATGGTTTGACACAAGTAATAGCAGCAGAAGTAGGTACGCCTAGCTTGTCAGCATAGATACGGTTGACATCAACGGCATGTTCTTTTAATTTTTTCAACCATATTGAACTGTCGGTAGTCTTAGATAGTAAGTAGTTATCCATGATACCTGTTAGTGATACACCAAGCAGACGCTCTTCTTCTGTATTCTTCTGCCATATCTTACGTAAGTAAGGCATCTTAGTAAAGGTAGACTGTGCTGTACCAAGGATAGTAGCTAGTCGTACCTTACGGCGTAGGCTTTCTAGGTCATCACCGTGCCTAACAACCACCTCTGTTAGATTACAGAATTGATAAGGGCGAAGGATAATCTCAGAACAAGGGTTAGTTCCCCACTCATGTCCTGTCTCTCTACGTCCATTCATCTTAACGTGATTGTCTGCTGCTACACGTGAGAAGATACCACGTTCACCAGATTTAGATTCTACAAGAGACAACCACTCACGCATGAACCCTTCCATATCAGGCTTATCTGTGTAGGCTACAGAGTTATTAGCCAACGCACGTTGACCCTCGTTCTCCCACCATTGACCTGACTTAGCGTGTGCCATGCGTCCGTCACTAAGGTTAGACAGGCTAATCATAGCTGAACGGCGAACACCACCCACTACCACAACCTCACCAATCTTACACATAATGTCGTGACACTCAATGCTGGTCAGCTTACGTCCTGCTGCTGCCTTAAACTTATCTACCACAAAGTTAAACAAGTCATTCAGTGGTTCAGGGCCACTAGCCCTACCACCAAAAGTCTTGAGCCTAGCACCTGCTGGCCTGATCTTAGACAAGTCCCACTTAGGAATGTCACCTGAGTACAGGTGTGATAGTAGCTTATGCAATGCCCTAGCCCAGCCTTCCTTGCTGTCCTTGACTGCAATGATGTCATCACTTATTTCTAGTGCATCAGGTACATCAGGAAGCTTGGCAATAGACTGACGTTCTACACTAAAGCCAACACCAGTGCCACACAGTAGAATAAACATAGCCTCATCAAAGGCACGGATGTGGTCTACTGGCAGGTAGCTACAGTTGTAGATGCAGGTGTTGTCACGGTCTGCTGCTACCCCTGCTGTCATCAAGGCTCTCATGCTGGGCATAACTTCAAGGTTGAGGATAGCTTCCTCAATTTCTTTTAGGTCTTTAGCAGGTAGGCCAGTGGTAGCAATGTAATTGATGTATCGTTGTACTGTCTCAGGCCAAGTCTCTCGCCTGTTCTCATCCTCTAACCATCGTGCGTACCTACTAGTAGCAATGAATGTTTGGTAGTCTGTTGGTAAGTAGTTGCTACTCATCTATCGTCACCCTCTCCGTGTAGTGTTCCAGCTTCTTGTCGCTTCTTTAGTTTTTCTATGTTCATCTCTGCAATAGTCTGTAGTGATAGACCACAGTCATGTGCTAGTGCAGCCAGCATCCACAGTACGTCACCCATCTCTGCTGCAATAGCTTGCTTCTGATCCTGCATTGGTATCTCATCACGCATCATCTTAGCAATCTTACCTGCTACCTCACCTGCCTCTTCAGCTAGACCCAAGGCAGGGTATGAGATAGCATACTTCTTAGGGTACACGGCTGTCTTTAACGCACCTATCTGGTACTCATAGAAGTTCATCATTACCAGTTCACTCCATCTGTCTTCTTCATCAGTTCTATCATCTTATCTAGATACCATCTGGCTTTTTCAGCATCCTGAATAGGATTATCCTTGTTCCATAGGCGTGAGCCTAGATACTTTAGTACCTGTGCATGTGCCACTGATATAGATTCATACTCACCAATCACATCTACAATGTAATCCCAAGTCTCAATCTTACCTGTGGTGTAATGTTCTGGACTGTTAACCATGTCATTAATACGTGGCTGTTCTGTGTTAGCTAAGTCTTTCATGTAAGCCTCATGTCTTATTGGGATACCGAAGCTGGTTTCCATAGCTTTACTTCTCCTGTATCTGTATCGTACTCACCGTTGCGTAGGATACGTGCTAGTCGTGCGTTCTCTAGGGCTACTTCTTCAGATAGACCTTTACTCTTAAACGTAGCAACCACTGTATCCCAGCCACAACCAGATGATAAAAGTTTATTAGCAGTCTTGGGGCCAACAGTTGGACAGCCGCTATAGTTATCTGTACTATCCCCAACCAGAGTTTGGTAAGCGAAATTGTAGTTAGCTTCTGCTTCAGAGATTGTAACCACCTCGCCATTAATCCAATGCCTTGCTGGTATAGTGAGTAGGTCTTTGTCTTCAGACCAGATAATAGTGTCAGGGTTTGATGTACCCAATATTCCAAGAACATCATCAGCTTCTAATCTCCTGTATATAACTGTATTGTACTCGCTCATCATAAACTCTCTAGCCCATGTGAGCAGCATAGGTTTACGAGTGTTCTTCCTGTTAGCCTTGTAGTATGGGGCTAACTCTTTACGAAAGTTTTCTTTATCTGACAAAGCCACGATGCAATCTTTTACAGGTGCTTCATCAACCAGCTTTTGTATCTGGTCTTTGATACGTATCGCTACGTCAGATTCAAAACTATGCAGTGTCCACAGACCATCACCCCAATTAATGGGTGTCTCTGCTGACGCTGCCGCTTTGTATGCTATGATGTCACCATCAATAAGCAGTAGGGTCATCGTTTATATCCTCTTCTTTCTCAGCCTTGCGAAGTATGCGTAGTCCTGTTTGTACCTGTATGTAATCTAGGTAAGCTTCCACAATCCACTTAACACTTAGACATATGCTTACACTCAGGAATGAGCAGGTAAGTATAAGCTTCCACACAAAATCAAAGTCCATGTTTATCCCCATGCTTTTTCAAATATGTTATGGCTCTTTCTAAGTAATCCTTACTATCTTTAAACATTCCTAATCCCATGTTACAATTTTTACATAACCACCCACGAAATGTATTTGTATCGTGGCAGTGGTCAAGTACCCAGCTTGACATATACCGTTGTCCAAACTTAGACAACTCCTTAATGTCTTTTAAACAAAGAGGGCAGCAGTATTCATCTGGTGGTAGTGGGTTTTCTAATCTTAACTTTTTAATAACTCTACTGTGTCCACTTTTACAAGACTTGCATCTAGTCTTTCTTTCTGTGTGATGTGTTTCAAAATTAATAGAAGGTTGTACGATGCCACAAGTTCGACATTCAAACTCAGTGGGTATCTGCCCAGTTGCTTCCGTACTTGTACTCACTGTCAAGTCTGCATCTGAATTTGAAGTGGTCTTCAACGTCCCGCATACACCTAAGAATAAGTCTCCCTGTATCATCTTCTTGTCCCTTCTTTACTACTACCTGAACTTCATCGTGGATGAACGCTACAACTCTTGCATCTAACTTTGCTTCTTGTAAGGCACGACATATAAATACATACCATGTCTTACAGATAATGGCACCACAACTTTGTAGTAGGGTGTTGAGTGCAGCATGGCTGTGCCGAATAGGAATGATACGTCCATCCAATCCCTTAACCCAGCCACGCTCGTCAGCAGCTTTGGACACTGCATCCTTTAGATACTTGAGGGCAGGTAGCTTAGATAAGAACTTCTTCTTGATAGCCTTACCTTCCTTCGCACCCTTGCCTATGATCTTGCCTGTCTTCTCATCACCTGAACCATACAGGAATCCATAGATGAATGTCTTGGCATTAGAACGTGTAGGTAAACCAGCAGCTTCCTGATTCTGTGTGTGTATGTCACCACTAACTACTGTGGTAGCATAGGCACCATCGTCATAAGCTGCCATATAATGACCAAGGCAGCGCAACTCAAGGCCAGAAGCATCAGCCCCCAAGAGACTGTAGCCAGCAGGTGCTTTGAATAAGGCTCTACACTCCTCACCATAAGGCGCACCAACACTAGGAACTTGAGCCATGTTGGGGTTGCTGTGTGTACACCTAGACGTAACAGCCCCCATGTGATTAACTCTACCATGTAACTTACCATCCTTCTCCATCTTCAGCCAAGCCTGTTTGCCTGTAGCTATCTGACCGATACGTTTGTTAAGTAATAAGTACTCACTAAGTAACTTAGCCTCAGGCATATCAATACCCGACAGCACAGTCTCATCCACCTTAGGTATACCAGTGTCAGTAAATACCTTGGGCTTCCAACCCCTGCTCATTAGTCTGTCACCAATCTGCTGGCGTGATGCAGGGTTGAATGGGATAGTCTTGGTCTTAGTCTTTAACTCTACTATCGTAGGCTCAAAGGTTGCAACCAACTCTGCTTCGATGTCTGCTCTGCGTTGGGCTAGTGTGCTATACAATTCTTGAGCAGCTTTGACATCAAAGTCAAACCCATGTTCCTGCTGTTGTATCAGCAGTGTGTGTATCTCAGCCTCAAGGTCTAGTGCCTGTTGACTAAAATTTTTTTCAGTAATTTTACGATGCAGTTTACCTGTGACTGTTGTGTCTTGGATGCAGTAGTCGAGCATCTCAGGGGTGTATGCTGCAAAGCTTTCGCTACCATTATTGAAGTCACCTTTTAATTCTCCTAGTCTGTATCCCCATGCCTTGAGGCTATGGCTACCAATTAGTTTCTGTGGTAGTAAACCTTTAGCATGTAGCTTGAAGTCAATCTCTTTGACATCAGGCCAGATTGTTCTAGAGTATACCAACGTATCTACAATGTTACCCTTGAAGGTGTAACCGTGTAGCTTTTTAACCACAGGTAAGTCATAGCTAATAATGTTATGACCTATCAAAGTCTTGGCGTTGTCCATAAACTCCAAGGCTTCTTGTGTCTGTGTTGGGTCAAAGGTGTGAACCTCATCTGTGTGTACATCCCTAAAGACATGACACCATATCTGTGTCACCTCTTCTAATAGGTTGTCTGATTCTAAGTCCCATATATATTCCATGCTGTGTCTCCGCACTAGCTAAAATTCTATGTCGTCATCTTCCTCAGAGAAGTAAGCTTCAGTCATGCGTCCTGTCTCTGCCATATATTCTAATGAGCAACATAATCCTGTATCGCCAGACCATCTGTTCTTCAACACCCTGACCTGACTAACGTGTGGGTTCTTCTTGTCTTGCTGGTTCCTTTCTAATCCTATTACGATGTCACTAAGCTGACCGATTGCAGCACTACCACGTAGTTGTGACATGCTAGTCTGTGCGCCATCCTCATGTCCTCTGTCACCAGAGGGACGCTTGAGGTGTGAGATGAGGATCATACCACAGTTCAACTCTTCAACCAAAGCACGAAGCTTGGTCATAGTGTTGTCAATAATCCTACGCTCATCACCCCCTTCCATACCAGATACAACGATACTAATATGGTCAAGGATAATATAGTGGCAGCCACAACCACGAACAAGATAGCGTATCTTGGATAGAAGGTTATCGCTATCAGTGCTGCCCCAATGGTCATACAGGTAAACCCTGCCAGAACCAACTGTAGCATCGAAAGCATTACGCATCTCCTCTTCAGGTACATCATTGTTGTGTAGGTGTAGTGGCTTGTTGAGTTCGATGGACATCAGGCCTAGAGCAGTACGCTTGATGTTCTCCTCTAGTGCTATGTATCCAATGGTCTCCCCATGTTTAATAAAGTTATGGGCAAACTCTCTAGCCAACTGTGACTTACCAATACCTGACCCTGCTGTAAGCGTTACAATCTCACCCTTACGACAACCACCAGTCTTCATCTGTACCCCAGCATATGGGTAGGCTACTGAAACCTTGTCATCATTCTTGATTACAATGTCCCATACATCCGTACCTGCTACGATACCATCTGGTCTGAAGGTCTTGGCTTCCCACATACAGTCAAGCAATTCCCTAACACGGCCAGCCACCAGCATTTCGTTGGCATCCTTTAGTGGTAGGGTAGCTATCCTACACTTGTTGGGTGGTAGCACAGAGGCACATTCTTTAGCTGCCTTCTGTCCTGCCTCATCGTTGTCGAACATAAGTACAACGTACTCGTAGTTGGACAACCATTCGATGGCCTTGCCTACTGCTTTCTTGGCTGACGTACAGCCAGAGGGCAGTGAAACCACAGGCCACTTGTGGTCTAGTGCTTGGCTAAGAGAGAGGGCATCTAGTTCCCCCTCTGTGATAGTAACAAACTTACCACTATCACGCCACAGGTGTTCGCCATACAGTGCTACGTCTTTAAGATTACCAATGACAGAGAAGTCTTTGTTAAGGAATCGTACCTTCTGTGCCTTCAGTTCACCATCACGACTACGGTAGTTAGCTACCTGTACTGTCTGACCTTTGTAAGATGAGACACCATAGCCCCAAACCTTACAGGTCTTTTCAGTGATACCACGCTTGGCTAGTTCTTGAAACCCCAAGTCGAGAAACACTGTACCATCTGTCTCAAACATAGCTACTGCCTCATCTGTTTTATCAGCAGGGGTCAGTGTCTCACAAGAGAAGCAGAAGTGATTACCATCTGCATACAAAGCATTGGCATCACTACTGCCACAGTGAGGACAGGCTTCATGCCTAATGAACTCACTATCCTCTTGCATCCAACTCTTCCTCTAAGATTGTAGCCATCATACGTAACCCATCTGCAATCCTAGATAGTTCAGGATCAGGGTACTTATCAGCATCATGGCACATCATGTAAGCCATGTCATCATAGTCTACCTCTTCTTTAAGTTCTACGTCATCCATGTAGACTGAGAAACTCAGGCCATGTTTAGTAAACTCAGCCTGTAAATCAACCTCAGATACAATCTCTTCTGCTGTATCTATGATACTCATAACAACCACTCCTTAGGTACTGTACTCTCTGCCCATTGAAAACCATTACGGTCTGCCCATTCTTTACAGGTCATCTTGCTTCCATCCTTACGCTTCTTGGCACCCTGTATTGTAGCACTGGCGTTTTGGAATACAAACCTGATGTCCAACTCTGGATGTTGTGCCTTGACAGCCTTCATCTTTCGTTGGGCATCCTGTCTGAAGTATCCCTTTAGTTCTACAATCATTGTACCTACTGCTAGGTCAGGTATGTAGTGACGTTCCACATAGTAGGCCAGCTTCTCTGGTTCATACTTATATGAAACGCCACGTTCATCAAGGTCACTGATGACCCTCGCCTCAAAAGTCCCCTTCGTTGGCATTGGCTACACCATCCTCGTTACCGAATATATCTGCTGCATTATCTTTTGATACTGCTGCTGACACATAGCCTTCCTCTTCATCAAAGATAGCTGATGAATTGCTGGCGTACTCGACAAGGTTGATAACCTGCACTGCTTTAAGACGTAGTGATACACCCACTTGCTTAGTTGATTGCATCACATAGGGGATAGGTTCAGCCGCTACATTAACGAGTGATCCATTACCTACAAGAACATTCTGTGTCATAGGTGTGCGCTTGGCATCTACAACCATAGGCTTTTGTTCAAAGGTCTGACCGTCACGTGACTTAACACGTGCCTTCAGTTTAGTCTTGAAGACAATGTTACCTGTTGGGTTGCCGTTGTCGTCAACTTCCTGCTTGTATGATTTACGTGTGGACAGGACAGTCTTTAGTTTTGGATTGTCCTTGACAGCTTCTTCAAGCTTGTTCTGAGCCAAGCTATCTAACTGTTCACACACATCTGCTGCTTGTTCTTCTGGTAGTGAGACTTCAATAGAGTATTCACCCTCAGGTACAAACTTTGTATCTGGTTCAAATACTTTTGCCCACTGTGCATTACCTTTAATCTTCAGCATATTTGTAACTCCTGTTCTATGCTAATTATACTTGGCTAGGATGTAACTTTAGAAATCACGCAAAGAAATACTCTGATTGTAGTATCTCACGCAAATTTAATTCACCCCTAGCTGGTGGCACTGGTACATCTTCAGTACCTAGTACCTTGATAGCATGTTGCCTCAACTCTGTCAACACATCATGCTGCTCATACATATTAACAAACTCCTCACGTAATACCTCAGACAACAGTGGCATCATACTACTGTGTGTACCGTAGCTGTCGTGTACCATAGCAAAGTCTTGGATGCCTAGATTGCTTGCCTTGTTGATAGTCTTGGTCATAGCTGACGCATCCAGACTATGGATAAAGTTAGGGCTGCTGCCCAACCCTGTCCTCTGCCTGTTAACAGAGTTTGGTTTGTCTTTAGGAAAGGACAACGACACGATGCCCCCATTGATATGTGTCTTGATTCTTTTCTGCTGCACCTCACTGTATTGTTGTAATACTAACCATCCTGTAGGTGTGACCCACTCCATGTGCCTGTTCATCTGAGCATACACATCAGCCACATCCTTAATGTAATCCATCACCTTACGTGCTGATACAATTACCTCACTGATTGAATCCCATACGTGACCAGCTAGGTAATTGGATGCCTCAAACAAATCATCACCGAATGGGTTAGGCTCACCACCATCTATCTTCTCACGCATAGCTTCCTCTATGTAACCACGACAGGCGTGGCGTGTACCACTGTAGGGTACGATCATTACTGGACGCTTGGCAAGCTTCCTGTCTACGCCAAAGGCCAAGCACTTACGTGCTAGTTCTGTGTCGTCCTGCTGCACACGTGCGATAGTCTTGTCTGCCACCTGTGTGTAGATGTCTTGAGGTATACCTGATGGTACTAAGTTAGTAGCAAGGCCACCCTGCCTGTCCCGCAGTATGGCAGAGAGGTGCTGTAGCCCATTGCAGCTACCATCTGCTGATACAGGTAGGCGTGTCTCATACCCCCAGCTATGCTTCATCAGGCCTGACATCTCGTAACACCATGCCAAGAACTGGAATGGTTTGTCTGCCTCAAGCCAGACCAAGCACTCGTATGGGTTGGATACAATGCGGTGCGCCCACATCTCTGCGTACTCCCATGCCCATGTCTCACGCTGGTCTAGTGTAACCTTGTCGTTACCGTACAGGTTGGCACCATGAATACACAACCATCGTGCATCGTCCCAGCTATTGATAGCCATAGGGTAGCCAAACTCTAGCAGTGCCTTACTCCAATCGGCAGACTGAGGTGAGAGGAACGTGCTGCTTGCATACTTGCGAGAACGGAAGTCGTTCTGCCACACATAATAGAACTTGTCATACTTAGAAAACTGTTCTGCTATCTGTAGTGTACGCTCTACTTGTATGCGCTTGCTCACGCTGCGGTTGTTGAGAGAGTAGATATGATTACGCTTGCGTGACCATGCACGAAAGTCATCCCTCTCAGCCTCAGTCAACTGCTTGGGGTCACGGTCAAAGGGATACTCAGGTAGTGGTATATCCACTTTGGCTGGTAGCTTACCCCACTCATGTCCGTTGTCCCATATGGTACGCATCACCTCAAGCAATGGCTTGTTGATACGCCACTCTGTCCGTTGCAGTGTGTTAAGACAGGCATACTCTTGGCTCAAGTCTTCCTGCTTTAGTCTGCGTAAGTGTGTCTTCAAACTCATTTGCGCCTCACTATAGGTAGTTCATCTATATCGTGACCATGAAACCCACCACCCTGTACATCTGTCCAGTCTTTGGGTGGCACTATGCAGGGTAGGTAGCGTGGTCTTGATACTTCCATGTATTCGTTGAACGCCTTGATAAACTCTAGCGTACCGTCAGTAGGTTTAACGTAGGTAGCCCTGCGTTTACGTTCAGTCTGCTGTGTGTCCAGCTTAACAATACCTGTGTGCTGGATGATGATGTCCACCATCTTAAATCCTACATGCACACGCTCTGACTTTAGCCATGCTAATTCTTCGTAACCATCCTTGTTCATCTTGTGTGTCAGACCGTAGCGTCTAGCACCATAGGCTTTCTTCATAGCCTCTTTGATTGTGTTCTTTGCTACGCTACCTTCTGCGTGTACCCATCTGTCTAGTCTATCCTGCATCTCAATGTTAGTACCAATGGTGCGTGCCACATGCAGCAGTGTGTTCTTCCTGCTGATGCTGTCAACCAGCGACACCACTGAGAGGTAGGCTACCTGCTCTGCATCCATATTCCTGACACGCTTCCATGCTATGTCTCTTGATGGATTGCTGGGGTTGGCTAGGTACTGTTCTATACCCTGTGCTACCTGCCCCACAACTGTACCCACAATGGCTCTACCATGTGGCAGGTGTGATTCCCTACCCTTCTCAATGGCCTTGTCTCTGGCCTTCCTGAAGCGATTGACACCCCCTGTCAGCATGTCTGCCTCAAGTTCAAGCTGGTGTTCAAATAGGTCTTGGTTAGTTTCTAAAGTTACAACCATGATAAGACCCCCCTTTACTATATCTTTAAGATACGGTCAGCATCCCTGCTATACCAATGGTGAATACACCTGCTAACATAACTACAAATTGTATACCTGTTACTGATTCATAGTCACCTAACATACCTACTACTGCTACTGCTATCATAGATACAATCCATACTATAAGTAGTACATCCATCATGCTTCTCCGTAGTTCTCTAGTAACCATGTCTCCAATGGTGACTGCTGTACTGCTGTTGGTTCTTCTGCCCACTGCATCTGACACTCAGGGCAGTAGTATTCAATCATCCCATCCACTGCGTACAAGGCTTCAGCCTCACCACTACAGTGCATACAGTTCTTATACCCCCTGCTCATTGCTCTGTCCCCTCATTGGTACGCAACAATTCCCCAGCTACATACCCCATCTTAAACTTGATATGATACTGAGCCTGTTTGTTCTTATCATACTGGTTGTCATAAGTCAACCCATGATAGCCATTGTGATAGCCCATAACGTAGGCATCATCATACTTGTTGCGTCCCTGATTCATTGTCTGTCTCCGTCTAGTCTGCATCACTGCTCTGTGTACTGGTGTCACCTTCATTAGAACCTTGGCGTAAACTCTACGCCATCCCCATGCTGTTGCTTTAGTGTGTGTAGCTGCTGCCGCATAGCTGTTACATCCTCACCATCCCACTCTGCATCCTGTATCTTGATGGATAGTGCTGTCAATTTTTTGACAGTATACTCTAGCCTGTCGTCAGAGTATACGTCCTTGCAGTATGTATCAATATACATGCTCATCTTCTACTCCCTGTGAATACAGAAATTCCCCTGTGTCACGAATAGTATTCCAATTTATACCGATGGTTGCATTATGCCAAGACTTTAACTTGTGTAACACATCAAGTGCTTGTTCTTTTGTGAGCCAGTCACACTCCATCATTACATCCTCAACAGACCACACGATTGCAATCTCATCGTCCTGTAGTTCAAGCTTTGTCATTGTCAATCTCCTCTACGTCATTGTCTACGACAAGACTTAGCATAGGTTCGTTGTCATTGTCAATGTCTAATGACACTACATACTGGTTTGTCCAGATAGACAAGTCACCACGGTACGCCTCGTATAGTAGGTCATACATTTCTTGTGCCTCGTATACTTCGATGGCCTCGACAATCGCATAACCTTTACGCTGCTTGTCGTATTCCATTAGGGTCATAGTGTGTGCGCCTTCTCCCCCATCCTGCGTTATGTCCAGCCTGTAGCTGTCGTCTAAGTGTAGCTGTAATGTTCTCATCATTTTACAAACTCCTCGCTTGGTATCTTGTCCCACTCACTGCGTCTGATCTTCCACTTGTCTCGCTGTATGGGTGTGCAAAACCTCACCCACTTCCTACCTACTACTACCCACACTAAACGTGTGCCGCATACAGGCCAGCGTGTGTCGTATAGGTCACACCTAAACAGCTTGGCACTAGCCCATGTTTTTTCTGGTGGTTTTTCTATGCAATGGTTAGTCATTAGTCCATCCTCGTCACTGTGTAACCGTCATCAGTTGGTATTGCTACCATAGCATACGGATAAAAGTATACTGTACCCTTGTGCGTCTGCATCTTGCCTATGTATGGCATGTCAGGGTCTTCCTCGTACTCACTGCTATATGTGCCATCATCTGCCACAGTACCATTGAACTTGTGTAATGGGTAGCCGTAACGCCTCTCTAAATATTCTTCTATGTTATCTTCCTGATACAACACACTTTCAGTCACCCAATAGGGCAGTACCCCTAACGATTCGACAAGGTGTTCTTTTGGTGCGTCATAGTCTTTATTGTTGATTACTAGTGTCATCAAATATCTCCAATGCTATATCTATGCTGTACGAAAACACAAATGCGTCACCGTCATGTGGTGCTACATCCTCTGGTAGTTCGTGTTCAATGATATAATCAGCAAGCATCTCGTATATAAATTCTTGGTCACGCTTACCAATTTTATTAAAGTCAATCTGTATGTTTTTTAGTGTCATTTGTATGCCCCTTCCATCATGTCCATGCCTACAATTAGGCCATCAAGATACGTTAACATTTCGCGTGGTGCTAGTCTATGCTGTATGATAGTGCTGCCCTCATTACAAGTTAGCTGCCAGCCACCATAGTGTGGTGCGTTGTTCAGTGCATAGTTTACACCTAGCCGTCTGTTAATTCTGCCTAGTCTGTTTTCTAGCATGTGCTTTGTCACTCTCATTGTCCTAACCTTCCATGTTATAGGCAAAGATACCCCAGCCACAGATCATACACCATACACTTGATCCAAACATTGTACCTGCCAGCCAATTCATTTCACCCATGCCATGCAACGATAGCATAGCCAACCCGAAAAAGATACCTGTCATTAGTAAACTAATTACAAACAAGTCTAACATTTCAAATTTACGTCTTAACATTGTCCTGCCCTACCCTATGTTATGTATTCTGCGCCATGCTACCCATGTGATAGCTTGCATCTCATATGCTTTGATACCATACTGCTTCGCCGCATGTCTATATAAATCCTGCAACATGGCATATTCTTTTTTGCCTATGTTAGTCTTGTCATCTGTCAAGCCTACTCGCTCACCATAGGCAATGTTTCTGGCATGTCCGTCTATGGTGCATGTGTCCTCGCCCATGATATTCTCATAAAAGCATACTATCTTTTGCCCATTGAGTATAGCCTTAGTCTCTGAATAGTCTGGCATGTCTTGCAGTATGCGCCACGCCTTGGCTCTCATGGTGTGGTATGTACTCACCTTTACTGATTCGACATGGTCGCCACGCATGAACGCACCGATCAAGTCGTCTGCATTGGTCACGTTTCTATCCCACTTGTTGTTTGGCGATAGTGCCGCCACAACACCCACTACAATGTGCAACGATATGTCGTGCTTGTCTGCTATCTTTTGGCACTCGCACTTGGCTACATGATACCATGTCATGCCGTGCTTGACCTCTTCTGGATTGGCAAGTTTATAGATTGCCAGTATGTTTGCTACAGTCATTGGTCTCACTCCTAGCTATTACAAGGTACAACAATGACTAGCACTGTTGTCCCCTATATGTCAAGTGCGTGTGATGTCTGCAACACCACCGAAAGTACGGTTGGCAAACGCTGGCACATGCAAGTACCGACTAACCTTGCCTGTATGCAAGCCCATAAACGTGCTACCACTGCTAACACCGAAACGATACTTGTTAACGCGTGGACGCTTGCCTACTACTGCTACAGTCTTGCCGAACATTTTGATAGTTTTGGTTTTCATAATGAAGTCTCTCTCTCAATATAGGCGCACCATTGCACCTTGTAATAGCTAGGCGTTTTTACGGTTGCTATCCCGCCCACGCCTAGCTTGGCACCAGACCTTTGACCCACCCCGCCTCCACTATATTCTGGGTTCTATAGCCACGCCGTTCCACGGACTTCGGTTGTCTTATCGCTATCAAGCGTTTGTTTAGTCTCTAAAGCGTATTCTATTTTTATTCGGTAGTCAATGCACTTTCTGTATTTATTAGGCTATTCTTTTATTCGTATGGCCTAGCAAGGTTAGTCGTACTGCTCTTGCGCTTTCTTTCGGCCTTGTCGAAAGTTTCTTGCTATTGCTCTTGCGAGTAAGTCGGTACGTTTTCTTTCGATGCTTAAACCTACCACGAAATAATTGAGAAAGTAAACGACTAATATTTGACACTTGCAGCGTCAGAATATTGACAAGTGTCAGGTTTTTGACAGGTGTTTATATATACTTAAAGTGTCTAGTGGTTTGTTCTGGTTATGTTCTAGGACTCTAAGGTTTGTTAAGAACAGAACAAGAACAGATAGAGAGAGACACACAAAAGATTCTAAAAGACCCCAAAGAATCTTAGCCACGCCTAACATTTGAAGGCACCCTGAAGAATCTTTGGGGTCGCATAGATTTTAAGGTGTCATGGGGGTCACGCGCATCTACTAATATTATATACCCCCTCAGATTTTTTCGTCATTTTTAGGCCTGTTTAGCACCCTTAATGGTACATACAAAGTCTACAGTCTTCCAATGACCATCTAGTGGATACTCCTCATGCACTATCTTCATCTCAATACAAGCAGGTTCAGTATCAAACCACTGTACATCTTGTGTCAAACAATTGACAGGAGAACATACAGTAAGCATTAGTGTCCATATTACTTCCATAATCTTGCCTTATTCTCATAGCCGAAGCATAAGCAGCATACCTAAAGACCCTTAAAGACCCTTAAAGACTCTTAAAGACCCTTAAAGACCCCCTATCTTAAAGATATAGTAAAGGGGGTCTTGTCTAGGTTGTAACTTTAGAAAGCTATCCATCCATCCTGCTTGTTACTAATGCCAGAAACATTCATGTGAGACATAAACTTTTCTAGTTCACTATCCAGTAGTTCTTCTTTTCTTGTTCGTATTTCTGTATCTGCATCAGCAGCCATTTGCTCTGTCCAGTACTGCACTGCCATAGCAAGTACGTCAAGTCTATCGTCATGTGCTAATGCTCCACGTTGTTTAGTTATCCTAGTCATCTGATAGGTAAGCATGTACTTAATACCCTTTTCAGGGGGCATGTTCTGTACACTGTCATAGTCCTTTTGTATGACCTTAGGGTCTACTACAAGTCTATGCTGGTTCATCACAGGCTCTAACGTATCAATGATACGCATTTCCTTTTGTGTATTATGCCTAACCTCTTCCAGCGTAACTGGATAAGTCTTCAACATGTACGGCTTGAGCAACTCAGTAAACATACCGTCACCAAAGTTACTCTCTATGAGTACCGTATTTACCTGATGTATCTTGGCGAGGTCTGTAAGGTGCTGTAGTGTAGTGTCAGAGTAACCACCCTCAACACCGCCACAGTCCACCACGTACAGATAACCATTCAACATCTTCACAATCGAGTAGGCAGTCTCGTCACTACCTCTACCTGATGGGTCAATAGCCATCACTGAGCCTGTGTATTTAGCCCTACCTACTGTATCTTCTGGCGCATAGTACTTATCGCCACTCAAACCCACGTTAGGAATCTCTGACATGGGCTTCATTATTCCGTACACCATCTTTTCTGGTGCTGTATCCTTGTCACAGGAGTAGATAATTAGGTCACTCAGTTTAAGCGGATATTTGTTTGCGTCACTGAGACTAGTATCCAACATAAATTGCAGAGCAAAACCACTTCTACCATAACTAAGTTCTCTTTCTAATAAGTCTTCATCATCAAATCGTTTAGCGTCCGTAGGATGACCGTACACGGCCTCTAACTTTTCCTGTAGGGTTTCATACAAGAAAGGTGCTAGACGCCCCCCATAGGCCTTCTCTGCGCGTTCTAGGCTAGGATAACGAGCAGGCCATACTCTCATGGCGTATCCACGCCCCAACAGTACGTTATACAGGCTCATTTCATTCTGAGGTGTACCAAGATAAATAATCTTACCGTCAGGCTTCAAGACAGCATCAAATTCCTTAACAGTCTCCCCCAGTTTCTCACGCATCATGTGGGTCATGGAGTTGTTAGGGACTTCTACGTCATCAGCGATAATAATGTCAGCACGTGAACCTGTAAGCTGCCCTGTCACACCCACAGACTTGACTGAGGGGCTACCAGATGCTCTAGTTGGTGCTACATCAAAGGCTATCTTAGACCATCTCTGCCCCTCTTTAGCCACCAAATGCTGGCATATGGGCAATTCCATAATAATACGCTGCGTAAACGTAGAGAAGTCATCAGCACGTGCCTTAGATGCAGACACCACCATAAACTTTAACTGTGGGTCTAGCAGTAACTGGTGTACTACGTAGGCAGCAGTGATATAAGACTTACCTACACCACGGAAAGCTTCAATAATACAACGCTTGGGACTGTGCTGCAAGTAATGTGCAATGTCGTACTGTACTGGTGTAGGCTCTGGTAATCCCAAATGTTGCCATACTAAGTATGTAAAGTTCCTAAAGTCTCTCAGAGCCTCAGGGACGGCGTTTGGTTGTTGCATAGTGGGTACATACCTCTCAAGGCTCTAAGGCCTGTCAGTGGGCTTCTATGAGCGATTAAACACTATTTTATTTGTACATATATAGCATAGTAGTTTTACATTCTCAAATAGCTTCGGAATGTACTGGACAGTCTTACAATGTTTACACACATGTTTAGTCATCATATATCACTTCGATGTCGTGTGTATGTGCATCGTTTACCTTTGCCCATATAGCGTTTATAGGTGCTACTGAGAACTCCCACGTAGCTGCCTTGTCCCCTACGGTAGCAGAACCATCAAGATTAAGACCGCTTGTAGGTGCTGTAGTGTTATTACTAAAGCCTATAGTAATAGAATGGTTGTTGTGGTCATTTTGAATACATAGGTACATACGAGATGGGTTGTTATCTAATACCTTTACCCAAGACTGGTCAGCAGGTAGCGTGACGTTCTTAGATGCTAGACTTGCGTTATGGCCTCTCATTGTACACTCTCCGCTACGTCAAACGGCAGATCCTCTAATAAACTTGCCATAGGACTTTCTGCCATAATAACATCCAGAGATGCACCATTGTCCTTCAAAAATTTGACAGCTACCGACAACTCAGACGCTGTAGCTTCCCCACTGCGTACACGTAGTAACAAGTCCTGTGTTACAGCAGCATGTAAATCATCCATCTGTTGTTTTTCTGTCATGTACTGCTACCTTTCATTAGGTCTTTGAAATATTTAAGAATACCATTATTATCTTTTTTCTTTGGTAGTTTTTTCTTTTTATATCTATCACCTATACCAAGGTTGTCAGCCAGAGTAGGCGTTGATGTACCACTAGTGTTATATTTATTGGTCATTGCCACTCTCCTGTGCGTATCTGCTCCGCAACTTCTACCGCACGTTGGCCTACTTGTTTAGCCCACCTGCTGTTCAGAAATTCGTCTGCTGCCATATCGTAGTTTCCGTCCTTTAGCAGAGCCATTGCGTTTACGAACTTGCCCACTGTCCCTATCCCTACGTTGAAGGTGAAGTTGATAAGGGCTTGAAAACGTGCCGTGTCTAGGTCTTCTGTCCAAGGAAACTTCAGTATGAGTTGGTTTGTTGCTCTCTCTATGTCGTTTATCAGCAACATCTCTGCTTCTTCTTCTGAGATACCTACATCTTCCAAGTTTCTTCCAACACCGATAGTAAGCTTGTCTGCTGTGCATGTATAGGGCTTTAACCTCAATCCTTCGTGACGTTTAAGTTGCTGAATTAACTGTGAATAGTTCATGTTTTCTTCTTATATTTATCTGTCTTTTTAGGAAACCCAGCTTTCATATTAGCATAGGATTTAGCTGATATGGTAGACTTACTCTTAGGTCTGCTAGTGCCAGCTTTTTTACGTTTGTTAATGTTTTCGTATAGGCTCATAGTTACCTCTATTTTTTAAACATCTTAGTAAGTTGTTGAACACCAAAGCTTGCAGCGAATACAACGCCTACAGCAGTCTTATAAAAGTCTGGCATACTGTCTAATGCTTGGAAGCCACGTTGAACGATGTCTTCGTGTCCTGTAAAGGCTAGTATCAGGGGTATGCTCACCAAAATTGTTAGCCACTCATCCTTCCACGAGGATGCAGAAGCCTGTGCCATGGTCTGGTTCCACTCCATTTCACCAGCAGCAACCTTCTTTGCTACAGCTACTTTGGCTTTTTGTGTCTCAACCTTACCTTCCATCCATGTACTGGCTAGTCCAGCTACTGCTTGTACTACTCCTAGTATCATAGTGCCTGACCTCTTAGTTGCTTACATCTAAACTTTTGTGCCATGATAGCACCCTCATGCACCTCTGCAATCATATTACCCATTTCGTAGGCTCTAGCTTTACATTGTTTCTGTGTCTCATAGGGGCCACGTGTATCATGGTATTCCCAGCACATGTCAGGAGAAGCTATAGCACATGCTAGTACTATTGTCTTAAACATTCATACTCTCCTTAATAACCCACAGAATAATACCTAGCATTGCTAGTCCTAGTCCTATACATACTGCCCAATAAAAGACTATAATGCAGTTGTCGGTAAATTGTTGTCGTTCTTTTTCCGCTTGCTTTTGTGCAGCAATTCTTTTACTACGTGCTTCTGCTTGAAACTTAACCCAATCCTGCCACAGTCCTGCCCTACCGTAAAGCTGCATAGCCTCACGCAGTTCGTTTTCCTGCTGCTTAATTTTTTCTAAAGCCATAAACTCTTCTAGGTCATTACCAGACTTACCGCCTACTTGGTTCCAGAAAGAATTTTTCTTTTTGTTGGCTCTAGATTGTAAAGTTTCTTTGGCATCCACGTACTGAGAGATAGCCGTGCCAGCGTCAACTAGTTCCTTACCATTGGCTAGAGTTTGCTTTATAATGGCAAAGGCAGCATTAGCCGCCGCTAGTTCTGCTAACATGGCTATTCTCCTACAGTTTCATTAGTAAGGATGCAGCGAGGCCAACAACAATAATCGTTGACCCCATAATCATTGCTTCTAAACGCCACAGACGCTTATCAAGGCTTTCAAGTTTATCACCAACAGCCTTGTAGCGCACTGCACATTCTTTCTCATGGCTCTCTAAGTCGAGGGCAACACGGAGTTCTGGGGTTACTTCCTGTACTTGTTTCATCAGCCAGCTATCTCCATTGCAGTCAATGTCGATGCTGTTCTCATATGCGTATTGTTGTCGCCATCTTGCCCTGCTTGATTGAAATACAAAGTTCCTGAACCACCTGTGTAGGCCGCTTGCACTTTGTAGGTTATCTGACTTGTGGTTGCTGGACTGTCTAGGTACTGCATAGGAAAAGGAAATGGAACAAAGTAAAAGTGAAAGTTTGTGCTTTCCGTTTTCATACCTACTGCACCAGATATTCTGCTACCTTCTGTATCAGCAATGTAATTTGTAGAATTGCCGCCAGTGAATCGTAACACTAAACCATCAGCATTTGTGTTTTGGACTGATGCCACAACTGAAGCGGTTAGCATAATTTTACTGCTGTTAGATGCTGGGGTGATGTTTAATGTCAAACCGTTTACATCAGCAAATGCGCCACTGTTTGAGAATGAAGATGCAGCAGTTTCTGTTGCGCTAACAACCTGCAACACGCTACCAGTAGGAATAGCCGCTGGCAACGCAGTGACGCTGGTCAAAGACTGATTGTTTAATCTTATTAGTGCCATATCAGTCTCCTAGCCCAGTGCCGTAATTAAAAGTTTTGGTTTGATTACACCAGTAAACGAAGTACCATCCCAATGCTCAGCGGTATGAAGTTCAGCATCATTGCTGGCACCGTAATCACGGCCTTGTATTTTTAGTGTTTTGGCTGTTGTCCAAGTGGATTGTCTACCTGTCGATGTGCTTCCAGTACCGCCTATTGGTATTATGTATCTGAGGCTTTGTTGCCATTGCGGCCTACTTTGACAGGAAATAGTTTGCCTTTGGTCAGTGACTTCATCACTATCGATATAAAGTCTGAAATGGCTTATGGCGTGGTCGTCTATGAAAACATATGCAAATATAAACTCATAAAGTACACAAACTGTGCCGCTTGGGGGTGTATATGATATGCTTGAGCCAGTTATATCGGCATAAGTAGTAGTCATGTCTTGCTTTACAGTCACATTTGCTGCTGTATAAGTTCCACTTGATACTGTGTAATCTTCGCCATCACAGAGCATCACAAGTTGTTCTTTGACATTACTACCGCTTAATCCAGTAAGATTAGAACCATCCAATGCTGGTAATGTACCGCTTGTTGCCAGCTTATCCATAGTCACAGCATTGTTAGCAATCTTAGCTGTAGTCACAGTACCGTCAGTAACACCACCCACACCCAACACATCACCAAGAGCTACAATAAAGTCGATGCTGTCTGAGCTTGTTAGTGCGCTGGCAAATACAAGGTTGCTGCCTGATACTGTGAACGAATCTTGGCAAGCCTGAATGACACCATTAAGTGAAACCAGAAGCTGATTAGCAGTCTCTGGGTAGTATGCCGCAGAACCTAGCGTAAGAGCGTAGGTATCTGTAGCAGAGGCAGTCAGGTTGTCCAGCTTGTGGAACCCACCGCCTACTGGTGCTTTTCCTATGTAGGGCATTATGCTAGCTCCTGTGCCATAATTAAACTAACTGTTCTTTCAATGCCTGTAGAATCTCCATAACCTACTGGTCTATTCAAAAACAAATTCGTTGAACCAGCCCCGCTAAAAGCTAATGTGTATGTTGTGGCTGATGTTGTATTAGGCTCGTCTTGAAAAATAAACTTAACACTATCCAGTGTACTGTCATTATTACCATCTAATGAAGTCATTGAATTTGCTATACCGCCACGCCTATTACCGTCATCTGCTTGCCCTAATCGTGTGCTTGTATTTCTGTACAATGTCCAAAATACATCATGTTGGCTTGTGTTAGGTTCAAAGAAACAAGAAACTGAAATTAGTATTTTTGAACTTGCAGAACTTGGAGTAATTGTTACTTCCATTTTTGAGGTGCTATCTACTGCGTTTGCCGCAGACATAAGCCTAAAGCTAGTGCCACTGCTGGCAAAAACATGACCATCTGTTTTTACTGTAGTTTCTTGATGAACAACAGTTTGCTTTACACCAGATGCAACCCCGCTTACCGTACCAGTGAACGCAAAATCATCAGCAAGGTTCATGCTTTCGGATTGTATTATACTTCGTGCCATTATAGCCTCCTTTTAGTAAGGGCTTGCACCAAGTACAGATGTGTCCCAAGCAGCCTTTAGTTCTTCGATGGTAGATGCTGAAGCAATAGCAGCAGCGGCTGGTGCATCACGCAATGCGTTCTTAGCAGCAGCGATAGCTGTAGTATCTGCACCTGTTTCTAGTGCTTTCATCAGTTCTACGTCTTTGGATTCAAGCAGAGGCTTACGTGCTTCACGTACTTTGTCCTTAAAAATTTCTCTAGCTGTATCAATATCCTCAGAGATTACGTTGCCTGAGAGTACCCAAGCACCACGAAAGTTACGGTCTGAGGGAACGGTTACACTAGCAGCATTTGCCTGATTACCGTCTTTATCTACGATATATGTATCAACCACTATATTCTCCTATGCGGCTATGTTAAGTTCCTCAGAAATCTTCCAAGCATTACGCCATTGTCTAGTCTGAGGTAGTTGTTGTTTTTTGCAGATAACCATCTTAGGACGATTACCCTCGTTATATGTTTTCCATACAGATTCAGGGCAGTCTTTCATAATTAAATATTCGATAGCCTCTTCCTCTGTCATTGCGCCTACAGGCTCTGTCTGATGCAGAAGGTATCCACGTGTATGTTTCTTAAAGTCGGGCTGTGCCTCATCTTTAGCTAACTCATGGTACACCCACACAGGTGGTAGGATACCGCCTTGCAATGCACAACTTAGCCAGTTCGGGTCTGCAATAAGCACCTTGGCACATTCGTCCACACTGTCCTCGTAGACCACCCGATAGTCTGTTTGCACAGGCTCTAGGTTTTCCTTTGCCCAGCATAGGCGGTCAAACAGGTGGGTGCCTTTGAATGATGGTGTTTCCATTATGCTAAGTCTCCGTGAACTGAAGAATTATTAACTCTGTCTGCCCTACCAAAACCAGCATCTGTATAACTAACCCTATAATTGCTTGAGGTTCTTGAATCGTTATGAGAACTACCTGTGTTACTTTGTGCTATGCTGTTTCCAACAACAAAGTCGCCACTATCCATACTGCTTGTGAAAGAGTAGGTATAATCACCGTAGGTATTGTCTAAGCCAGACGCAATGTTGAATGATTTTATTTTGACGGCGGCATCGGTTCCTAGAACCCACGCCTTCGCACTACCCTCGACAACATAGTTCGTGGCAATTGACCCAGCGGTGCTGTGTTCCAGCGTATCTGCTATAATTTTTCCAGCCATTATGCTAAGTCTCCGTGAACTGCAAAACCAAAGTAAGTGATATCAGTATCGACTCCGCTGCTACTTACATTTCTCGTATGAAAATCAGCCGTTGTCATTTGCCGACTTGAAACAGTGCTTTTACCCCACAATCCAAAATTAGCACCAGAATGATCTCTAGTTTGCCCAACGCCTGCTAGACTGTAATTTGCGTTGCTGAAAGCGTTGGTGAACGAAACTTTTGTTGTGCCAGCGGTAACATCGGCAGTTGCAGAAACATTGAATGAATCATAAACAGGATGGTCGGTGCTAGTTTGGTCAATAGACGCCCAAGATTTTGCCAAACCCTGTTCTAGAGACTGTGTAACACTAGCACCAACCGTCACGGTAATGTCGTTGGCGGTGGTCTTGCCTGTGAGGGTATCTACTTTGATTTCACTCATGCTAAATCCCCAACAAAAATTACAAAGTGTGTCGAATCTGAAAGTGCAGCAGATGAATTATGTATTTTGACATCCACGACAGTTGTGGTTGTATCACCAGTCCCTATCCGGCCATAATATGCCGCACCGCCCGCAGTCACTCCAAGATAACTGTCGTCCATTTGTGCTGCTGCGGCGTTAGTCAGAGAATAATCAAAATCACCCGCAACAACATCAATGCCTGATGAAAAATTAAGTGAGTCTGTCAAATTGGCATCTACAGTTCCCGATAGCCAAGCCTTCGCCGCTTCTTGCTTAGTCAGCGTGACTGGACTTGTGCCATCGCTTGCACTGATTGTGTTTACTCTTAGGTCACTCATGCTACCACCATATTACCGTTTACAGTTACAGTAACTCCTGTTGCTACAGTTAGTGGGCCAGCACACAGAGCATTGGTATTAGCCACCACAGTAATGTCTGTGTTCAACTCATCCTCATGTACACGAAATATATCCGCAGTTCCGCCGCCACTGTCTCCAAGAAAGCTACCGCCACCTAGTACAAGGTTAGGGTCTAGCTTGGCTGATGTAACAGAACCATCAGGGGGTACAGATGTCTGCAATGCTAGTGCATTATGCACCACGTAAATGTCATCTGACGCTGTTACAGTGTAACCATTGAGGGTAACTGTAGTACCTGCTGCACCGTATGATTCAGTAGGCTCCTGACGGACGTTATTGATGTACAGGTCAATAGCCTCTGGGCTAGATACAGCGTGGGTCAATGTTAGTGTCCCACCTGTCGCACCTGTTAAGTCTTGTTTAGTAGGGATGCTGCTGTAGCCTTGTACAGCCTGATTACCAATGTAACCCATAGTTCTCTCCCTTACGTGCTAATTGCGTCAACAGCAGATACCCACACATCCAATGAGGATGCCGTATCAGATTCTACCCACAGTCTGTCACCACTAGCTACAACTACTTTTGCACCACCATCAAGAAGCTGCAAAGCACCGCCAGCGGCGATTGGTGCGCCTTTAATGAGGTAGTGGTTAGTGCCACCGTTAGAAAGGTAGCAGTCTACTGTGATTGCGTTAGATGTTGTGTTAGTCATGTGGATACCTACGATGGTATCGTAACTGTCAAAGTCTGTGCCATTAGGTATATCAGCAGCCGAAGTGCCTACGCCCTGTAGCATATATCGTCTAAAATTTTGTGCCATAGTTTATCCTCTATAGGGCGATTGCCATTGCGATTGCGAAGCCGTTAGTGGCAAGACTACTAGTATCTGTAGCTACATCCTGCCATCCTGAGAACGTGCGTACACGCATCACATTGTCTGTGCTGTTGAAGTAAAGATCACCGACATTCACTGTGCCTTCGTTAGTGTTTAGCTGGTAATCTTCTGCGTTTGAATCTGAAGTGAATGAACCGTAGTACACATCTACAAAGTCTTTAGCAGAGTTAGCTGCTTGGTTAGCCCAATACTTGGCTGAGTATTCAGCACTAGCACCTGCACCCTTTACGGCTGTGTCACGGTCAAAACCAGCACCACCACCCAAAGCCCACTGTTTAGCGGAGCCTTCTAGGTTTGTTACTTGTGTACCAATAGCGTATTCTTTAGATGAGAACTCAGTGCCATCCACTAATCCTGTGGTTTCTACTGCCCAATCTTTAGCAGGGCCAGCACCAGCAGTATCTGTGATACCTGTACCACCTACAGACCAAGCCTTCGCTGAGTAACCTTCACCTGTTACTGCTTCACCGTCTACCTTGACAGCCCAGTTCTGTGCATTAGTCTCAGATGTTGCTGCATTAGTCTCACTGGTAGCTGCATTAGTACCAGAGGTAGCTGCTGCATCCTGATAATGCTTGGCTGAGTAGTCAGTAGTTGTACCATCTGACAGTGTGTACTGTGAATTAATCGGATGAATAGCCAGCTTAGTAGCATCTGGAATGATGTTACCTGTAGCTGTACTAACTTCAGCTTGTGCTGCCACAATAGCTGCTGCTTCTGCTGCTGTAACAATGCTATCTGCATAGGCTTTTGTAGCAGCGTCTGTGCTTGCTGTAGGAGAGCCTACGTTAATGATCCTATTGTTACCCGCATCCCAGCGATTAGTTGTGTCAAGACCAATAGTGTCTCCAACCCTGTCCACTGCCTCTTGAGAAGCGTGAAAGAGTTGGATAGCACTGTTGTCTAAGTCTTCTTCTGTGAGAACTGAGCCTGAGGCAAAGTCAACTGCACGTGTAGCCAAGTCAGTTGTACGGCGAACCTGTACAATAGCACTAGAAGCTGGTGCAGATGTTAGCTGTACACTTGCAGCAGAAGGAAAGGTCAGGCCTGTCTCAGCCACACCATCTACCGTGACGCTAATCTCACTGGTATTTTGATATGTAAAGTTGATGGCAAACGTATCTGTTGTACCATCCCCTGTGTAGTTAGTATATGAAAGAGCCATCTCTTATCCTTGTGTTTGTATCTAATGATGTAACTTTAGGTTAGTCTGCCATAGAAGCTGCACCGTTAATTAACTGCCTTGCTCCGTATAAAGAACTAAACGGTAAAATCCTTAGTAAACTCCTAAGTTCATTCTCAGTTAAGTCATCACCAGCTATCATCTCTCCTAAATCTTTTGCACCAGCAGCACCACTGACTATCCAAGAGGCAACAGCAGGTGTTAAGCCTTTTGTTTGTCCATCTAGAATACCTGTTGATACTTGGTACAAATAAGCAAACAAAGATGCTGAACCTATTTGACCTAAAGAACCAAGCCAAAAACGGTCAGCTTGCATTTGTCTTTCTAAGTAGTCTTCTCTATCACTACGTCCAAGGGAGTTAAGGTGTGTACGTGCAGTGTACATAAGCATACCTAAACCAGCAGCAGATGTCAAAATTTTAGCTACATCTACAGCATCACCATTAGCTGCTCTAACAGCCAAGCGTCCTGCTTGTTGTTCTAAAGAAGCCATAGGAAATGACAAGAATTGAAATGCTGATTTACCTACTTCACTACGAAGCAAGTAATTTACAGAACCGTTATTAACTTCCTGTACAGATTGTGTAGCTTCTCTTCTAGCAGCACGTAAGAAAACATTACGAGCTTCCAAAGCAGCAGCCCTCTCTGCACCTGTTACGTCTGACCCCCACTTCTGTAGGTTTAGTACATCAAGAACACCTGTCTGTGGATTTATTTCAGCCCACTTCTGTATCTCCTTGTTTATGGCTACACCCATAGCATCATTGATACCCATCTGTTCACGTTTAATACGTGAGAAGGGTAGCTTACCGCCAGCAGCTTTTGCTTGCCATTCTGTAGCAAAGTTGTACATAGACAACCTACGTAGCATATCAGTTACACCCTGTAGACCAGAAGCTACTGATACAAAGATACGTGCCTTACCTAACCATTCATCAAGCCCTGTTACATCACCTTGAATAGTACCATACTCTTCAAAGATAGAACCCTCAGTTCTACTACGTACTGATGTAACTTTAGTCATAAGACCATCACCACCAGTACCAGTAAATACCATCATCTCATGGGCAGCTTTGTTTTTTAACTGCCCTGTACGTGCATCAATAACTAGCTTGTTTAACTGTGGTACTGTCTTTAGTAGTGTCTTAGTAGATGTTTCAAACAAGACGTTAGTAAGTTCCATTACGGCTGACATACCTGCCATGCCCATATTTGCAGCAAAGCTAACTTCTCTAAACCTATTAAAGCCTCTACGAGTTCCGTATGACCAGTCTTCTCTATACGGTAGTCTACCTGTTACACTATCATAAAGAAACTCAGCAGCCCTAATTTCTTTTGCTACCTTATCAGGATCAGTACCACCTTTTACCTTGCCGATAATTGTGTTAAAGCCTGAACCTACCTTGTTTGTATCAATACCGTTAGTAGCCAAAGATGCAGCACCTGCTGTCTGAAACAAGTACTTTTCATATAGGGTTCTACCATTTGTCTCTAGTAAATCTACAAACCTAAGAGTAAAGATATTACCAGCATCATCTCTAGCTAAAACTTCAGCAGTCTCATCTAGTTGCATACGATGTCTAGCACGTGGATTACCTTTAACTTTCTTTGGTGTCTGTGCAGCAACCTCAAGAATAATATCTATTTGTTCTTTGGTAAATTCACCTGAATCTTTGAGTGCTAAACGTGCTTCATCTTCACTAGCTAATCCATCCCCAAGTTTACGTATGTTGTTATTCTTTGGGTTGAGTAGAGTACGCATGTACCCTTTGGCTAGTTGTTGGATAGCAGCTTTGACAGCTTTAGGGCCAGCAGGTTTACCTTTAGCTTTAAGTGCTTTAGCCATATTTAGTTCGATGTCTGGCTGTCCACCACGGATAGCTGCCTCACCTAAATCTAGAAAGGCATCGTTAATATCTCCGTCAGCCTTGTCACTTAACTTAGCGGCTTGGCCTTTATTACCAAAGCGTAGTATTGAAACTTGTTGCCTATTAACAATACGTGGTAAATAGTTTTGTATCTTACCAAACATCTCAGGTACAAAACCAGCAGCATTAGATTCTATAGCTGTTTTAAACATTCTGTCCATGTTAGCACTATACATGTTAGCTATCTCTCTAACCTCAGGTATTACCCTAGCGTTAGGATTACGCATAGCTTCACCAACCATAAACTCTACGTCTGTTTCTTTTACATCAAGTTTCTTAGTTGCAGTCTTATACAATTCAGATAGTTTTGTGGCATCTTTAAGTATAGTTGAAGATACTAACGTATCTCTTAGTTCCAAGGCATTACTACCTACTTCTTTTCCTGATTTATTACCAAGACTATTTAGTGCCAAGCCATCACCCAACCACCGCAGTACAGGGTCTTCTGAGTTTTTTAACTGAACAATAGTAGAAATGACACCACGTGCGCTGGCAAACTTACCCCTTTGCTTAGATGTCTCTGCTAACTCTTCTGGTGTCATATCCGTAAAGTCTTTACGTGTAAGACCAGCTATAAGTGAATCACTATCAAAGTCAGCATCAGTGCGTGGGGTGTCTAGGTTAAACTCATCAACCTCATCTACCATTCTGGTAAATTGTTCTGCAATCACATCATCTGAAAACTGTTTTACAAGTGCTTCTTGCTCTACATTAAGAGGCTTGCCTTCTGCTTTCAACTGTTGAATTTCATGGAAAGCTTTACGCTTTTGCATATACCTGCCATACTTGGTAAATCCACCAGTTATGCCACCACCTAAAGCGGTAGCTAACATAAGCTGATTACCAGTAATATCGTGTACAGTTTGTGCGCGAAGAAGTTCTAGACCACCCATTGTGGCAGCACCTGCACCTGTAGCAAACAAGGCAGGGGCTTTCTGAAACTTTCTAAATAACTGTGTACCTCTGACACCTAGTAAAGCAGCAGTACCAGTAACAGGGGCAAGAGGTGGGGTAGCAGCAGACACAGCAGCAGCCACACCAACAGCAGCAGTAGTATCTACAGGGTCTAAGAAGGCTGATGTCATGTAAGCTGCAAAGCCTGTCATACCTGCATTAGACATATCTTGGTAAAGTTGCTGGCTAAGTTTTATTTCATGTGCAACTTTCTTAGCACCGCCTGTACCACGCTCTTCACCAGCCTTGAGAACTTTCTGTACTAGCATCTCATCATCAATGCCATCTAAAAGCTCAGTAGCCACCTCTTGAGTAAATGGTCTTTGGTCATCAAAGTCAGGCGCAAAGTATCTAACAGTAGAAGCAGCAGTTCCTTGAGTATATTGAGATTGACCAAGCAAACTAAAAAAACCTTTGGCATCCTTCTCTGCTTCTGCCTGTGCTTGCCGTACTTGGTATTTGTTAAATTGAGGAGTCTCAGGTGAAGTTGGTAAGGGAGAAAACCCTAACTCCATCTGAATAGCCTCTAGTGATTTAGCCATAATAACTCCTCAATTTAATATTATCCAAATATGTTATCGTACATACTAGTAAACAAGTTCTTTGCTTTCTTCACTGCTTTTCTAGTGTACACGCCAGCTTTTAATTCAAGCATAGAAGGTAAGCTTTCAGTAGGAATGTCAGAAGCGTTTTGAACTCTTCTAAAGTCCACCTGCTTCTCATTCATGCTGTAAGAAGACATGGTTACTCTATCACCAGTGTTACCACCAATAAAGAATACCTCATCACCTTCTACTTTTACAACAATACCTACGTGACCATATCCTAACTTAAACTTCTTACGCTCTTCTGGTGTATGTTGTTTAATCATTACGTCACCAGCTTTAACTTGTGTAGGCTCTACTTGAGTACCCACATTAGTGTAAGCTTTGGCACGTATCTGGTCAAACTTGTCTGTACCAAATAGAGCCTTAGTGTCGATGCCTGAATCACGTAAGACCTGTGTTAAGAAAGCAGCACACCATGCTTTATTTGTGGCAAACTCTTCCGCTGTTTCTTGGTCTGGGTTCCAATTACCTACAGATGTTTCAAAGAAACCTTTAACAGCAGCAGCACCCTCATCTGTGTTCTCATCAATACCGTAGTATTTATAAGCAGCATCAGCAGGGTTTTTAGCTAGGGCAATATCTACAACAGCAGAAGCCGTTGGTACATCGCCTACCTTTAACTGTTCTTTCTGCGGAATAAGGTCTGTATCAGCATGTGCCTTAGGTATAACAGCCTCAAAGACAGATGTGGCTGCATCACCTGCACTACTAGCAAGTTCATTAGCTACTTTCATGGCTCTGTTCTTAGTCTGTGTAGCCCACTTGGTAGCTGTAACTTTACCATCTTCTGCTACATTGTAAAGCATGTTAAACTTAGCTTTAGCAAGAGCAGTTGCCTGTTCTACAGAACCTTCAGCATACTGTGCAGCTTCTTTAATTGACTCCATAAACTTAGGCCACTCCTTAGTGACATTAAATCTACCTAGCTGATAACCCATCTGGATCATACCAGACTTTGCTGTTTCTGGTAGGCTTTGAAAGCCTTCTACTACGTCAGTAAAGTAGTTGTCAATCTTAGCCACTTTGAGTGCAACAACAGCAGCAGATTCCTCTGGCTGTACGTTGTTGATGTCAGCAATAAGAGCCTTCTCATCATCCTCTAGTGATACAATCTGTAGACCGTGACCTACTGATTGCTTACCCTCGTCATCATAGGGGGTGTATTCAAAACCCTCATCTTGTATGATTGAGGCAGTAGCATTAGCTGGTGCTACAACAGCATCACCTACACTACCAACCACATCTTTAAGTTCTTGTCCAACATCTTCAAACATCTGTTCTGCTGGGAACTCTTCAAAGATGTTAGGCATACTTAAACTAGGTGTTAGGTTAGGTGTTTCATCATCCTCTGTTGGTTCTGCAATTTCTTTACCTGCTTTAACGTCAGCGTTATAAGCTTTGACTGTATCTTCTATGAACTTAGACTTACGCCCTTCAGCAATGCTAGGTAAACTAACTCCCATAGGAATAAACCATGTGTTAGAGTAATCACGTTCACCGTCTTTTATAGCTATAGCTCGTACATCTAACATATTATCATTGTTAGGGTTTGTTTCGTATTCTAAGACAAAACTAGGAAGAAAAGCTTCACCACCTAAAGGAAGTTCTAAGTCTTTAGTATTTAACTTTAAGTTTATGGCACTACGAAAGTCTTTATTAGCCATAGCTTCTTCGTTTAATGCCCCTAATACTGCGATACCTTTATCTACTTTAGCTGATGTAAGGTTTTTAGCACGTTTAATAACTGTAAACTCCCCATCACTTGCAGGGGCAGCTACATAGCCATCAGACACTTCCTTTACAGCTTGTTCAAATACATCGTCATCGTCCCTAAAAGGGTCAACACTTTTTAGTATTCCAAACCTTTTTTGTACGGCTGGGCGCATTGCTTCTACGTTAATAGATTCTGCAACATCATCATCAACAAATGGAAGAAAAGTAAACCAACTCGTATCAATAGTATCTTTTAGGTCTTCCTTTGTAAAGGTATATTTAGGCGCATCTTCTGGTTTATACCTACGAGCATACTGTAAAGAACTCTTAAAGTCTTCGTTACCTACCTTCATGTTAGACCTAATGGTGTGAAACATTGTTCTTTGGTCTTCGTCTTCTAAGAAGGTTTGTAAACCAGCTTCACCCTGATAAGCATACACTTCTTCAAACAACAAGTAAGCATCTTTTGCTGCTTCTAAAGATTGGCTATATTTAGTGCCATCTTCTTTTTCTGCGTCTAATGTATCTATGTCCCCAGAAGACCATATTTTTACACCTGAGCGTTTTGCTTCAGCAATCATTGGTGTATCAGCACCAATACTAGCATACATTTCAAGTTTTTTTCTTTTTAAGTCTACCACTCTACCGTTAAAAATAGCTATTTCTTCTGGTGTATCTTTAGGTAATTCAGCTACTTTGTTAAATTCTTCTTGATAGATAAATTCAGCTACATTAGCGTAATCTGTTCTAGAAAACTTATGCGTAGTACTTTTACCATTAACAGTAAAGGAAACATCTGTCTCCATGTTAATGCCAGAGGCGTCACCATTAAAGGCTCTTGACATGGCATCAGTTGCCATAGTAGTTACAGCATTATCTTTTGCAACAGAAAAGCCAACACTAGCAGAAGAGGCTTGTGCTTTTTTAATGTCAGTATACTTATCTAAATGTCTAGGAATACCAAATTGATTGTTTGATAAGGAACTATCTAAGTACTGAACCAGTGCGCTGTTAGGATTTGTTTCTCGTTGTTCATGTGCTATTCTTACTAGTTCATCGTTTACTTCTGCTTTAGTAAAGTTAGAACCATAGGCAGTCATAAAACCATCAACAAGAGTTTTGATAGATTCTGCACCGTTGTTGTAAGCTTGTGGGTCTGTTGTTAACGCAGTCTCACTAAGTTTTACTTGACTAATTATAGATGTGCCAAGAGTTTGTAAATTTACTCTTTTGTTTTCTTTAATCTTGGCAGGTTCGTAAACAGTCTTGCCCCATACATTTGTCAGGGCTTCCATGTTTATAGAAAACTGATCCAAAAGCATAGGGTCAATGTCTGTGCTTTTAAGCTTGTCTAGCTCATCACTAACAAAATCTCTACGCTTTTGTAGAACATCTGCCGTATTCATCTGCAAATATTCTTGCTCGTTTGTTGTCCAATCTTTATCTAGTTCTGCTTCAATAATCTTAGCTTGTTGGTCTAGCTGTGAAGCATGTATACGTCTTTGTCCAGTTTCTATCTCACGCTCACGCTTTAGTCTTTCAGTTTTACGTAGGTCAGCATCTGCTTGTATAGCAGGAGTTATAGCTGTGAGGAATTGTGACAACTGACTAGGTTGTTGCTGTGTCTCCGGCGGTCTTACATAAGTCTCTACAGGAGCAGCTTGTGGGCGTAAATCAGACTGTGTGGGTGCGTTTAATCTACCCACTTGTACTCTAGATTGTGCCATAATAACTCCTTATTAAATCTTAGGCATACCAGTAATATAGGCGTATGTAGAAGCTGGTGTCATACCTGCTTGTACTGCTTTTAAAGTACTTTGTTGAAGTGGGCTTGCTGCTACAGACTGACCCATTTGACCTACAACTGGCATAGTAGCACTAGTAGCAGTCATAGGATTTGCGGAACTACTGAATGGACTTTTACCTGTCATCATTGTTTCTGTTGCATAAGCACTAGCAGCAGTGCTAAGTGCGTGTGCTAGGACATTAGGTTTATAACCACGTGGAAGTGAGTTAATCCTGTTTAACATCTCTGTATTAAAACCCTGCTTTTCGTCTTCTAGTTGGTCTAGTACCATACGTAAGTTATCGTTTAGAACTGTAGCACCACGTAGTTCACGTGCAGTAACCATATCTTTCTGAGCTTCAAATGTTCTTCCTGATAGACCTGATTCACCAGCAGCTACCTTACGTGCTTCTCTAGTCTCTAGGGCTTGTAAGGCTAGGTCAAATTTTTTACCTGCTGTTGCCTCTGCTTCCTGTATTGCTCTCTTATTTAAGGAGTTTATCTTTAGGTCACGTGCAGCAGCAGAGTTAATTCTGTTTTGTTGGTAACGTGCCTCTGTTCTTTTGGCTTCACCTTCTGCTTGAAAGTAGCCAGCAACACCCTGACCTATAGTCAGCATGGTCAATGGATCCATTATCGTATCCTCACAAATTCTAGAAATGGTTTATTACCTACGCCCCATTTCTCATGTTTCTTGATAAACGTGAAACCAACAAAACGTAGCCAGTTGATAGCTACTGTATAGTCTGCATCTACTGCATTAGTAAGTAGGGGGTATTTTTTATTAGCTTCTTCTACCCATTTACGTGAGCCACGTAGGAATGGTAGCCATACTTTTTTAATAGCTGGCGAGGTCAATAGCCACGGCACTGCTACGTCATCGTCATACCTAGCTAGTCCGTATATACCAGCTATCTCATCTGTATCTGTTACTATAATAGTCCAGCACTCTTCTGATTCATCAAAGCCTACCTGTAAGGCTTCTCTTGTAGTACCATGTGAGGCAAGTACCTCTTCCCTATCCTCAGGGCGTAAGTTGTCACAAAGATATTCAACATCTGATTGGGTACTCTGTCTCACATGGACTTTCATTACATTCTCCTAGAACGTAGAACATAGAAGCCTTCCCACTCTGCTGATTGGAACACACATGGCAGATGGCTATCACTTTTTAGTACGATACTAACTTTGTCTGACTTAGCCAGAATACCAAACTCATATGTACCTGAATCAATGGCGGCTCTATTAAGTATGTTTGCTGCACCACTCACAATACGTCCTGTAAACTTACGATTGTATGTGGTACGTCTAGAAGGTGTTACATCTACCTCAAAGAAACCTGTGTTGTTATAGACAACTGCATAGTTTCTAAGGTTCAGTACACCTGTGGTTACTGGTTGATTGGCTTGCTTTACTACAGGCTCAGAGAACTGGTACTTAAATGTGTACGGAATACCAGCATAAACTATTTCACTGCTAGCTAACTTACCTGCTACATCTGCTAGGTTTATTACATTACCTGTTTGGTCAATGTAGATTGTGGCTGCGTCAACGTATGGTACTGTAGTAAGACCAGCAGTTTCTAATTGTATGCGTCTATCTAGATGGATGGAAAACTGCCCTGTGGTGTAGTTCGTTGCATCATCTACCGATAAGTTGATACGCTCAAGGTATAGATTAGTACCCCTCTTGATTAGTAGTGTAATATCTGCACGGTTAAATGAGCATCCTATTACATCACCATCAAACACCCAGCGTGACCATGACGACTGTAACTTCTCTCTGCCTGACCAATAGTACCTGTATACATACAAGGCCTCTGGGTCATTGTCAGTCTGTACCAGTAGCATATCTTCATTGGATGATGCTTGGATATTAGTTACATCACCATTGAGGTACTCAGGTACGTGTGCTGTAGATTCTGTAGCATCGTTAGTATCTGTGTCTGTATCTACATAGTACTCCCACATGCCAGACCATGCGCCACGCTTAGATGCGAAGTACACAAACTTACCTGCTTGTGCTGGCTTGGCTCTAAGGGATGCCTCAAACTCTGTGGTGTTAGTAATGTTTACAGTCTCAGGGGTAAGTACAGGGTCAGCAGTTAGCTTGAACTGTGTAAGGTCTGAGAATAGTAGTAAGGCCTCGTTGAAGGGTACAGCATGTTTAAGAATACTAACCTTATTAGAGGATACTGCAACATCAATGGGGTCACTATCAACAATAGTAAGTGTAGATTTACGGAAGAAATCAAAGTCAACATATTCTCCTGCACGTGCAAAGATAACATTCTCATCAGCTAGAACACCTAGCCTATCACGATGGAAGAAGATGTCAGCAAGGGTATAACCTATGAATGATGGAAAGTCGTTAGTACCGTCATCACCCACCCTACGGTCAGCGTAACTAACCTCATCAAAGATAAAGCTACCGTCTGGTTGCTTGGCTAGTTTATGTGGTAAGGTGGTAGCATCAAGGTCTATAATAATATTAGGCTCAATGGTTTCTTTCCACACACCGTCTGCTGTAAACTTGACGTAGTAATCGTCCTGTGCCTTTTGGTTGTCGCCAGATACTTTAATGTTAAAGTCTACTGGCCCCTCTGTGGGCAGCTTCTTAAAGTCAGCAGTCTCAGTCTTAAACAACAGTAAGTGGTCACCACCGTGTGAATCACCCACCTCTACTGTAAAGTTAGTCGTATCATCTGATTGGATATGTATAACAGAACCGTAGCGTGTTAGTGTCAAACCTGTGACAGCAGTACCGTCAGTAATGTTATCATAGTAAGTAGTGTTAACTGCTGTGCCTGAGAACGTATCTAAGTTCTCTGCAATCAAGTCTGTTGATGCACCACGTTCTGCGTCCTGTGTTAGTGCTGTACTACTCTGTGTCGATGCCTTAGTAGCAAACTCAACAGTGCTTGTGCTTGCACCCTTTGTTAGTTTTAATCTGTATGTTGAAGAGTAATCAGCTTGCTTGACATACACCAATGCCTCAGGATTACGTGAGGGTGATGTGTTAGTACCTTTAGCTACTACTGTGTTCTTGTTTAGAATAAAAGTTGTATCAGCAATAGAGACAGCAGCCAACTCTTGGCTTGGGTCAGTCAATCCAGATAGGTATGAGGCTGCATTATTAGTTACAGTCTTTGATACACCATCCTTGTCAAACACGTTGATTGTGCCAGCAGTATCAACAACCATAGAGTAGAACTCGTTCTCATCTCTACGGATAGTGTGGATAAAAGCCTTGTCTATGTTGTTAATAACTCCTAAGTCAGCAATGTGCTGAGAACTAGGACGCTTAGATAAGCCTGTTACAACATTAGATAAACCGTTTTCCTGTAACTCTGCCTGTGTGTTAAGACGTAGAGATGGTGGTTGTTGTGATACACCGTTAATCAGATTGGGGATAGATTGACTGATGAGTGCCATTAGAGTGTTCTCCGTCCCTGCCTGTCGATAATACTAAAGGTGTCATAGTTGTCAAAGATATTGTGGTCATCAGCAGCCTTGTCGAACTCTTTAAGTTCTGTCAGTGCTTGTGCCTCATCTCGTATTTGGAAATCATGTAATGTGTTAGAACCCACAACTCTATCTTGGAAGATACGTGTGGCTCTCATTACTATGTAGCGTTTAGCCACCTCTGGTAAATCTGCAAAGTTTAGCTGTACGACAACATCAAGTGCTGCCTCTGCATTGATTGTAAATGTATGGTTCTTTCTATCATACATCTTCAGACCACGTTGTACTAGGTCTGGACTGTCTGGTTTTTGTGTTGCATCTGCACGTAGGATGTCAGTGCCTAATATAATCTCACCGTTAATGTCCTGTGCGTATGACTTATTTAATTCTGTATTAAAGTGCCAGCCCATAGACTGCACTTCACGGTCAACTGTATCTACAATAGTTTCTGCTACCTCTGCCTCAAGCAAGCCAGATGATAGACTACTAACTGGTGCTTCGCCAATGGCAGAGAGCATTATGTTGACCGCATCTAATTTAGTTGTTCCTGCCATGTCGTTTACCTATGCTTTCCACTTAACCTTATTAGCCCAATAAGCTGCGCTTGATGGCCCTTTGGCTATGTTCTTAGCGTGTCTGCTTTTGAAAGCTTTACGTTGTTCGGCTGACTGGTTTGTTTTAGCACCTCGTTCACCAAACCTAATAACTTTTGGTTTCTCTTTTGTGCCTACCAGTACAGCATGTGATTTGTTACCCTTAGGAGAACGCTTTGGTATACGTAGTCCTTGGAAGGTTTCACCTGCGTGTGTAATAGCCATATCACTTCTTCTTATATTTATCTGTTTTAGATTTCATAGGCATACCAGTCTTCTTAGCCGCAGCTTTAGCCTGTGCCATACCTTTTTTAGTATACTTGTATTCTTTACCTGCTACATTTGGCATATCTTACTCCAAATAAAAAAGGAGAGAGGCTCTAGAAACCTCTCCCCTCGTTAGATTACTGTTCGATCAAGCCGATGCAGCAAGCAGGACGCAGGACGTTATGCCCCATTGCGTATTTTGCCACCATCAATGTGCCTTGACGGTTAATTTGATACTCAGATTCCATGCCCAAGTCAAGCAACTTGACAGTAGCAACGGCATCAGGAGTAAATACAAAGCCACGGAACTGCTTGGCTTCTGCAACCATGTCACGAGTATCAACAGCAGCAGTTGGCAGGTCATAATGAGTTGTACGGCCTGAACCAGCAGTGTTTGCTAGTGGTGCGTTGTCAGAAGTCTCACCTTCCGCAGCATTACCTGTTACCAGTGAAGCATACAGGTTGTTTACGTTAGCATGGTTTGACATGATAACTGGCATACCAGCGATTGATGGTACTGTAGCACCTGCTACTGAACCTGTGCCACCAAAGTCACGGTTCATGTAAACAAGCTTGCTACCGTCAGTAACGTCAAGCAATGCGTAGTACTGGTCAGGAGCCAGAACAACGGTTGCACCTTCAGTTGGTACGTTCTTGACTTCCATCTCTTTACGAGCATCAAAGATAGCTTTAGCAATCTTAGCTGGGTCAAGTGAATCAGCAGTAGCTGTACCGATGTCTACGTTGTCTGTAAAGTCTTCCTCAGTAAACGCTTTGTAGTCTTGGATAAGACCAGCAGCAGCAGTTGCGTTGGTTGCCAGAGCAGCCTTAACGAGCATACGTGCTACGTTACGGTCAGCTTCGTTAGCCAATGCGATGCCAGCTTCTTTAGAGTAGATAGAACGAACATCGTAGTGGTTGATAGCTTCGTCAATGTTCGCAATGAACTGAGAACTAATCAGCAAATCGTCAATGGTTACAATGCGTTCACCT